TCCATCACTCAAATAGATCATATTTTCATTATCTTCTTTATCTATTCTTTCAGATTCCATCTTTGCCCACCTATAAGCTCCGTACTGCTTTTGCTTATTAAACCAATCATATGAACCTTCATAAGTAGTCATTACAAAATTTCTAACAAAATACTTATTACCATTAGATATTTGCTTAACTCCATGATAGTATGGATCAGTTGAAGGAAATACAACCAGGTCTCCCGCACGAGGTTTATGGTTTATAATATTTCCATCAATAAAAAATTCCAAATCACCACCATCATAATCATCATTAATATAAAATGTGCAGGTTGTATGAAATTTAGGTCCAGGCATATCTCTTTGAGAGATAATGTAGTCAGTATGATATTGCATAGTCATATTGTTTTTTAATTCATCAACTTGATCAAAGTATTTACAGTAAGAATGACCACTAAAACTTGCATCATCTGGATATTTAAGGCCAGTGTGTTTTGCATAATGAGATACGGCTTTGTTATAAGCTGTTTTTATTTGACCAGCCAATTCTTTTTCATCATCAAATATATCACCTTTTTCAGCACTATTTAGTTCTTCGCCCCATTTTTCTTGAGTATAAGTTCCAAATTGTGCCCAAGCTGTCCATTTCTGTAGAAAATACTTTCCATCAGAACTTTTTTCAGATCTTGCCATTACTTCATATGCTTTTTTTGGATTAGGCAGCATATTTCTATAAACAATTACATTTGGGTATATTTCATCAAAAACTAAATCTTCAAAATCATTATTAAAAAGTATTTCCACGCTTAATCTTCTTTCTCAAAAAGTTTTTTATATTCAATCGAATCAAAACCACCAACATAATCTTTTGGAGGTTGTTTTTCTCCAGTATGTGCCATTACTGTCCAAAAAAACGGAGAGGTAAATCTGTTTCCTGACTTTATTGGCCTTACTCCGTGAGCATAGTACTTATCTCCTGGAAAAAAATAAGCTGCTCTAGGCTTTGGCTTAAACTCTATTCCATGTTGAGGAAAATAAAGTTCTCCGCCTTCGTAATCATCATTAAAATAAAACAAGCCAGCAATATCGTACCAAGGAAAATCATTAGGCCTTCCTCTTTCTTCTCCAATATGAAATTCTTTATCTGCATGAGGTTCTTGTCTTGACCCTATTGGCCAACGAACAATTGCTGGTCCTGTTGCCTGTACATCAACTTGAAAAAACTTATCAACTTCTATTTTTAAACGATCAATCAAAGAATATATTAAATCCAAGATATTTGGATCTGATGCCATCAAAGAATTATAAGTGCATACACGATCTGCCCAAATTGATGCATCATATAGAACTAAACCATCTTTGTCAACATGTGTTTCTGTAACATCCCAAATTTTATTATTTAAAGAAAATTTCATAAGTCTTGCTTGCTCTTCTTCAGTAATAAATTCTTTGAGTTCAATTATGTTATTTATTGAATCTCCGAAAAAACCAGAAGGTGTTATTGATTTTGGAACATCTTCTTTATTCCAACTATTTGCCAATTCCATATTTTCTTCTTTCTAGTAAAATAATTATATCACACATCTTTTTCTGTAACTGAAAGTCTTATAGCTTTTACCTGATGTTCCCCGAGCTTATTCCCTTTATGATCAACCGCATTTCTATAAAAATCTGTCCACTTGCCCTGTCTATTAATTTCATAAATAATGTTTGAATAATCTGACATATCCAAATCATTAGATTTTTTTTCAGAAAATGGTAAAAACACTACTTCTGAATTTTGAAGATCTGATAAATTAATTGGAAGAATTGCAATAATTGGTGTATTTGCTTTTATTTTTATTTCAACATTTGGCCTAGTTATAATCCAAGCACATGGAAGCTCTCCATAATAAAATGAGGTTGACATTATGGTAGAAAAAGGAGTTATGCCATCTCTTGGGTAATTTGGAACTGGCATTGATAGCAGGCTTATGTTTTCTTCTGTTTCAAATACTATTCCTGTGTTAAAACTTATAGTAGCATTTGCTCTTCCAGTAGAAACATATTTTTCACCAGATAAGACTTTTACATGATCTGGGGAAGAATCATTTATCCCGTCCCAAATAAAAACAATATCTTCTGGAAAAGATATTCCCCAACCCAATTGATTTGTTAAGCCTACTGGAAAACAATGATAAGCATGAGCATTCCATGTGTCATCCATCCACTCCCTTTTTATAGATAGTGGTAAAAGGTTTCCAAAACCTTCTTTTTTAAAAGCTTTTATTTTGTGCATCACGTATCCATTTTTCACGCATTTGCATAAACTCATCATTATGAGCATGATCATTATAATCAAGCATAGTTACAATAGAATATTTTATTCCCTCTTGAACAGGCAAAGCCACATGTGAAAATAAATATGTTGACGGGAATATATAAAGATCTCCAGATTCTGGCTGAACCTCTATTCCTAGTTTTGGAAAACGTAATCCTCCTCCAGAATAATCAGAATTTGGATAGCCAACCAATGAAATTGTAGCACTATATGAATAACCATGGTCTGCATGCTCTTGAAAATGTTGACCTGGACCATATTTAATAAAATTCATGACTTCCCAATAATCCATTTTTGAATTATACATACCGCAATAATCATTAACTGCATCAATCTGTGCTAGATATGCATCTTTCCAGATATCTTGTAGGGTCTGAAAGTTTGGGTTAATCAATAAAGATTTATCTTTTACTTCACCTATTTTAAAATCTACACAATCTCTATAATCTTTTTTTTCTTCCATATATCCAACTGTAGCATTGGACCATTTAAAATTAGATGAATTGTTTTTTAATAAATCTTCAACACGATTAATTAAATTTAAATCTTCTTTAAAAACATTTTTATAAACCCAAAGCCCTGGAAATATTTGTTCTTTAGAATAAATACTCATTATTTTCCAATCTACTATACTCACTATGTTACTAAATTATATCACACAACAAACCTTACAATTAGATTTACTTATATTATATTTGCTTGTTTTCTATAGAGCTTATTCTTTTTTCTAGATTTTCTATTTTTTGTAAAGCTACCTTTAAAGCTTCTACAAGATAAACTGAAAATTTTTCGTAAGATATTCCATTAACTTCACCTTTTTCATCATAAGTGATCGTATATCTTAAAGGTTCCGATTCATAAACCTCTTCAGCAATATATCCTATATGCCTTCTTTCAGTATCATCATTTTTGTATATCCATGTTACTGGTCTAAGCTTTTTTATTTCTTCTATAAAATCAATATTTATTGAATCCATTATAAGACTAGTCTTCTATTTGGCTAGTGTTTACAACTTCTATAATATCTCTTTTAACTTTTATAGATGAAAACGATGGTGGTGCAAAGAAATGCGGAGGGCTAAAGAAGCTTGGCGGTGCAAAGAATCCAGGTGGATGGAAGAATCCAGGTGGGTTAAAGAAGCTTGGCGGTGCAAAGAAGCTTGGCGGTGCAAAGAATCCAGGTGGATGGAAGAAGCTTGGCGGTGCAAAGAATCCAGGCGGTGCGAAGAAGCTTGGTGGAAAGAAAGGCGGAAAAAATGGTGCTTGTGTTGTTACAGATCCTGATGCACCAGATGTTGTAGATGTTCCATTACTATTAATTGCTTGAACTGTATATGTATCTACGTTTCCAGCTGATTCTGTAAAATTATAAGGAGAAGATGCAACTCCAGTTACTGTGCCATTAGCACTTGAAATTACGTTATAACTTGTTATTGCTTTACCACCATTGTCTGGAGCATTCCAAGAAACTGTGTCATACAACACATTTCCAACAGCGGAAACACCGCTTGGAGTATTTGGAATTGTCGTTGGAGTTACAGAAACTGAGTTAGAGGCCAAAGAAATTCCATTTGCATTTGTTGCTGTTACTGTAAATGAATAATTTGTACCTCCAGACATTCCAGAAACTGTTAGTGGTGAGCTTGTTCCTGATGCTGTTTGAGAACCACTAGAGGTAACGGTATAGCCAGTAATTGCAGAGCCACCATTGTCATTTCCAGTAAATGTTACCACTGCTTGAGCATTTCCCCAAGGGACGCTAGTGCCTACATCCGAAGCTGTGCCAATTGTTGGTGCTTGCGGAACAGTAGTTATTGTAATTGATCCAGATGTAGTTGATGGGCCTGAACCATTTTGATTTGAAGGAGTTACAGTAAATGTATAAGAAGTGTTTGATGCAAGACCAGTAAAATTCATACTGGTTGTTGCAGAAGTTTGAGTTGTAGTCGCAGGATTAGAAGTTACTGTATATAGTGTGGCTGGGTTAGAATTTGATGGCAATGTCCACGACAGTGATGCTCCACCATTATTATATGGCTGGTTAGTTCCTATATTTGTAGCAGTAAATCCTGTTACTGCTAATGGTGCTACTTCCTCACCTTGACCCGCATTTATTGCATGTTTTGACATTTATTATATCTCCTTTTATTATTAAGCTGAAAGATCTCCATATATTGCCCATGTATTTGCAGCAACCTTTTGAATAGTTGCTACAGACCATTGAGTTCTTAATTTTAACCCTGGCGTATATTGACCTGTTACTCCAGATGCTAATACAAAACTTACTTGTCCCGACCCAGCTGCTTGGAACGTTATAGAAGATCCTACTGGATACGTATAGGTTGCATCTGCTGGGATCGTAATTGTTTGAGCAGATGATGAAGCTATGGACACAAAAGAGTCTTTAACATAAGACGAACCTAATGTTATTGATGATGTTTGTGCGTTTATTGGTGTAATAGATGGAACGCCAGCACTTGTTTGAGATGTTCCATCTGCAAAAGTTACATTTCCAGTTCCAGTCAAAGTTACGTTTCCAGTTATAGTACCTGAAATTGTTGGGCTTGAAATAGTAGGTGTTGTCAAAGATGGAGATGTTGCGAACACTGCGCTTCCACTACCTGTTGCATTTGAAGATCCATCCCAGAATATATTCCAAGAAGTGGTTGAATCAGATGCAGTTGATAATACTGTTGCAATTATTCCTTGTCCAGCACCAAGTGTGGCCAAAGTTGCACCAGTAGATGTATTAATTGTGATTGATGCATTTGTTCCTAGGTGTGTAATATTTGTAATATCAAAATATTCACCAGCAACTAATCCCGTTGCGTTTGGAAGGATAACTGTGTGACTTGTATAAGATGAATTAGCAGTTAGATAAATCTGCTGATTTGAACCTTGTGAAAGGGTTGTAGTTCCACCATTTACCTGAACTTGTGTTATACCAGCAATAAAGTTGTTGAATGATGGCAACGTTAAAGTCTTATTAGAAAGTGTTTGTGTTCCAGTAAGTGTTGCTACTACTGAAGTATCAATAGCTGCTGTTACTGCTGAAGAACCAACATAAGAAGATCCCGTCAATCCTGTTCCCAATGTCAAAGCATTTGGATTTACAGCTGTTATTGTAATATTTCCAGAACCGTCGAAACTTGTTCCATTAATTGTTACTGGAGTTGTTAACTTACCAGCAGTGGTTGCAGTTGATGCATTACCTGTAAGTGATCCAGTAAAGGATGTTGATGTTACAGAAGATAATCCAGCAAGTGAAGTTACTGTCGCTCCAGAAGCAATCGAAGTTGAACCAATTGTAGGTGCGTTATAACCTGAAACTGACGCCCACGAAAGGTTACCATTTCCATCAGTTGTAAGATATTTACCAGAATTAGAAGATTGTGATGGCAGCAATGCATTTGCAGCAGCTGCTGCTGTAGTTGCACCAGTTCCGCCGTTTGCTATTGCTAACGTTGTTCCATTCCATACACCAGAAGTAATCGTTCCTACAGAAGTAAGATTTGATCCAGTTACAGTGGAATTAAGTGAAGTTCCAGTCAAGGTTCCTGCTGCTGCAGTTACAGTTGCTGAAGAACCTAGGGCTATTGATGTTCCATTAACAGTAATGCTTGAATTAGTTAATCCTGAATTTGGAATTGTTGCTACTGAACTAATTACACCAGAAGAAGATGTTGTTACATATCCAGCGGTTGTAAGAGGAAAAGTAACTGTTCCTGTAAATGTTGGAGATGCTGTTGTTGCAATTCCTGTTACTGCACCTGTTGAACCATTTACGCTAAGTACGCCTGCATTGGCAATTGTTACTGCTCCCGAGCCATTGTATGCGGTTCCAGAGAGACCAGTTCCAATTGTAAGTGCATTAGGATTTGCTGCTGTTATTGTAATTGCTGCAGAACCATCAAATGCTACACCGTTAATATTACGTGGTGTTGCAAGGGCGGTAGCTGTAGAAGCATTTCCAACAAATGAAGATGCTGTAATATTTCCATCTTTATCTACTTTAGCAATTACAGTTCCGTTACTATTTTGCCATTCTTGAAGGTTGGCAGACTGGGAAGCTGTTGCCTGAACTACTAATCCTTTATGACTTGCGCCAGCCGTATTGATTGTTATTGCACTAGTATCACCATTAGCACCTAAATACATTATGGCGCTTGAACCATAATTAGCAAATATTACATTTGTTTGTAATTCACCAAAGGCATCTACCCGAGCCAAAATATTGCCGCTACTATCTTGCCACTCTTGCAGGTTGGCGGTTTGGGAGGTTGCGCCTTGCACAATCAAACCTTTTGTTGCAGCACTTGCAGTTGTAATTTGTTGCACTCCACCAGTAAAAGTATTGGCGGTGGCAAGATACGGAACTCCAGTAATTACTGAACCTGATGGAATTGTTACTGTCCCTGTAAATGTAGGAGAAGCAAGTGTAGCAAGTCCTGATATAGATCCACCCAATGATATGGATGATCCATTTATACTAATTGAAGAGTTAGCAAGTTGTGCATTTGAAATTCCGCCAGACTTAATTGTTACATCGCCAGATGTTACTGTAAATGATGCAGTATTGAACGTAGCTACACCTTGCTGAGAAGATGTTGCTACATTAACTGGTGATGTTGTTACACCAGTTACACGACCATATGTATCTACTGTTACAGAAGAAACATATGAACTTGTAGCTGATACTGTTGAATTTGATTGTGATACTGTAGCAAGATCTACTGAATCTGCGGTAACGTTAAGTGTTGAAGATGCAACATCTACTTCGTTTCCTGTGCGTGTAAGACCATTTCCTGCTATGAATGTTGCTGCTCCAGAGAACTGAGTCCATGTTAACGAATCTGTTCCAAGTAATAGTGCACCATTAGTTCCAGTTCCTGTTGCTGTTTCTACAAAGCTTTGGTTTCCATTGTTAGTTCCATAAAGAACATATATGGCATCTCCAGAAATAACCTGTCCAGCGATATGGTCATCTGAATCTGTGGCACGTGTCAACGTCCACTTCGAAGAAGTTCCGCCATTTGACGTAACTGTATATATACCATTTTGAGAAGCTGTTGCTTGGTTTTTAACAAGAACACGGTTTCCATTGCTTACAGAAACTCCATCTACAGTAAGTGCTCCGTTTGCTGTTGCAACTAATGTTGCACCAATTCCCTTTCCACCATTAGCATCTGTTGTTCCATCTGTATATGTTGAGGCAGGAAGTACGCCAGCGGTTGCTGCTTGAACTGCTGAGTGCCAGTTCATTCCTGCAGTTAAGTTATCAACATATGCTTTAGAAGTAGCGTGTCCAGCTGATGTTGGGGTTTGATTAATTGTAATTAAGTTAGCACTAAAGTTTCCAGATGCGTCACGAGCAACTATTGCTGATGCGGTATTTGCATCTGTTGCTGTTGTTGCAGAATTTGGAATATTGCTAAGAGTATTAGCAGAACCTGAAATTGTTTTGTTTGTCAATGTTGAGGTTGCACTATCAGCATATGTTTCAGCATTTGTTTGTGCAGTATTTGCAGCATTTGTTGCAAATGTTTCTGCTGTTGAAATTGCTGCAGCTGTTGCTGTGTCTGTGTATCCTTCTGCTGTTGATAATGTTGTGGCAGCTTGTGAAGCAATTGCTGAATTTCTATTTGCTACTTCAGTAGCAATTGCTGAATCTGTGTAGCCTTCTGCGGTGGTTAAAGATGTAGCAATCGCTGAGTTACGATTTGTAACTTCAGTAGAAATTGCAGAATCTGTGTATGATTCAGATGTTGAAATTGCTGATGCTTTTGCAGTATCTGTATATGACTCTGCTGCTGAAAGTGTTGTTGCAGCTTGTGAAGATATTGCTGCATTTCGATTTGTAACTTCTGTGCTAATTGCTGAGTCTGTATAGCCTTCTGCATTTGTAATAGCTTGAGATTTAGCAGTATTGATGGCTGAATTTCTATTTGTAACTTCTGTAGAAATTGCTGAATCTGTGTAAGATTCTGCTGATGTTTTTGCAGAATCGGTATATCCTTCAGCAGTTAATAAAGCTGTTGCGATAGCAGAGTTTCTATTTGTAACTTCTGTGCTAATTGCTGAGTCTGTATAGCCTTCTGCTGTTGATAATGTTGTGGCAGCTTGTGAAGCAATTGCTGAGTTACGATTTGTAACCTCTGTGCTAATTGCTGAGTCTGTATAAGATTCAGCGGTAGTTTGAGCTGTAGAAGCAGCACCTATAGCATCATATACTGTAGAAAGATTAGATATAGCATTGTCAACATCTGTAATTGTTGCATATGTAGCACTTACAGTTCCAGTCAATGCTGATGTTATTGCATCATCAGCATATGATTCTGCATTTGATTGTGCAGTTGCTGCAGAACCAGAAGGATCATAATTTGTTGCTAAAGAATCGGCATAAGATTTTGCTGCATTTTCAGCATTTGTAGCAGCTGTATCAGCATAAGATTCTGCATTAGACTGTGCTGTATTTGCTGCAGTTGTTGCAAAAGCTTCTGCATTTGACAAAGTTGTATTATCCCCAGCAAGTATTGCTGAGTTTCTATTTCCAACTTCTGTTGTAATTTTAGAATCTGTATATGCTTCTGATGAAGCAAGAGTTGATGCATCTCCAGATGATATCGCATCATTTCTATTTGTAACCTCATCAGATATTTTTGTATCTGCATAGTTTTCTGCTGTTGACAAAGCAGTAGCAATAGCTGAGTTTCTATTGGAAACTTCTGTTTCAATTGCTGAATCTGTGTATCCTTCTGCAGTAGATATTGCATTTGTAACCGCAGTTGCACGATTTGATGCTTCTTCAGATACGGCGGTAACTCTATTATTAGTTTCAGTCAAAACTGCATTATCTGCATAAGACTTAGTAGCTAAATCTGCGGTATCATCAATACCATGAACATTTGTTGTAGAATCCTCATGGTTATCTAAAGATGTATTAACATTATTAATTTGAGTTTGTATTGAACTTGTTACGCCATGAACATATGACAATTCAGTTGATGTGATATCACCAATTGAAGTTGATGTTGGCAAAACTATTGTTCCAGTAAATTCTTGAGAATTAATTTTTGCATAAGGATCAAGTGTTATAGACAAATCTGAAATTTGAGAAGATGTTACAGATACTATATTTGAGCTGGTTATAGTAGCGGGTGCTATTTTTGCGCCAGTAATTGTTGCGTTTGCAATATTTGGAGATTGAATTGTTTCTGATGCAATTGATGTGCCAGATATAGTTCCTGGAAAGATGTTTGAATCTGTTATTGTATTTGAAGCAATCTTATTTCCAGTTATCGTTCCAGTTACTATGTTAGAAGAAGTGATTGTTCCATTGGCTATATTAGATCCAACAATTTCTCCATTACCTATATTAGAACTTGTTATTGTTCCGCTTTCAATTCTATCACCAGTTATTGAAGACGTTGCAATCTGTGTACTAGTAATTGTTTGATCAGCGATGTTAAAAGCAGTTATTGTTTTTTGATTAATTTTACTTCCAGTTATTGTCCCATCAAGAATGTCACTATTTTCTATCGAAGAATTTGGCAAAGTTACTGATCCAGTTACAGTTATATCATTAATTGTTGGAGAAACTATTGTTGGACTATTAAGTGTTGTATTATTTAAAGTTCCATTTGTTACAATCCCGCCAATTTCTGCAGATACAGTTGCTGCAAAATTTTGATCATCACCCATTGCATCAGCTAATTTTTTAAGAGTATCTAGCGTTCCTGGTGCTGAATTAACAAGGTTTGAAACTGCAGTACTTACAAAAGATGTTGTTGCTATAGAATCTGTATTATCTCCTGCAGATGGAGTTGGTGCTTGAGGATTTCCTGTAAAATTAGGATTATTAATTGATGCAAGAAGTGCTTCTGCTGCTTCTGCACGTTCTTGTTCTGTAGAAACGATAGAATCAGCATGAGAAATTGCATTTGTTTGTGCAGAATTTGCATATCCTTGAGCTATAGCCTCAGCATCATTAATTGATGATGTTAAAACATTATTAATACTGGTTGAAAGTTCTGACGTAGCTGCTGTTATAGCGTTATCTCTATTTATAACCTCAGCAGCAATTGAAGAATCAGTGTAAGATTCAGCTAAAGATTTAGAGCTTTCTATAGATTCATTTCTATTTAATACTTCTTGAGATATAGCTGCATTAATAGCATCTGTTACGTTTTGTGGGGTAGTTGTAGCATAACCTAGGTTGTTCCAATTAGAAGTTCCATCTCCAAGCTTAATTTTAAGAGTATCTGTTTCATAACCAGCTTCACCAGCTGCTAAAACTGGGTTTATAGATGTCCATTCGGACGATGTTCCTCTTCGTAGTTCAATCTTTACTGTTGCCATTATAATTACCCCTTATAAATATGAATTATACCAGCTTTTACTTCAGATACAATATTAGATGGTACCGCCATCTAATGTATCGGAAAAATCTTGGCTTGGTGTTGAAACCGTTCCATCATCAGCACTTTGAACCTGAACGGTTTGTGCCTTATCAATCGTTCCATCGTCTAGAACCAGAAGACCCATATCACCAAGCTCTTCTTCTGTAAGAGGAATTGGCATAACTGAATTAACTTCTCCATCTGGACCGTGAGTGTGCTCATAAAATGGCAAAGAATTGGTTGGTGTAGCAGTAATTGCTACAAAAGTTATACCATTATGAACTTTAATAACCATTTCAGAAGTGTTAAAATAAACATCTCCCTCTATGCCAGAAGAGGGATCAGATGCTCTCGTTAAGAGATTTAATGGGGTTAGCATTTTTTTTGACATCTGATCCTCTTTCGATTTTTCTTATTATCCTACGATAATAACTTTATAAGCATTTACTGCTGGAGCATCTGTAAATGCAATTGTAACTGTGTTAGCGTCTTTCATCTTAACATCAGTTTCAACAAGCTCATAATCAGAGTTGTTCATGCGAACAGCAACTGTAATGTCTTGTGTTCCAAGATTGTGAACAACATCAAACGATGTATTTGAGGCATCTCCAATTGTGAATACTGCCTTGCGAGCTACTGCAAAGTAGTTGCTTCCATCATTTGTAAGTGTCCAGTCTTGGTTACCTTCAGACCATACAATACCTACTGTATTTGCACTTCCACGCTTTACCTGAATTGCTGCATCTTCTGATGGAACACCAGTTGTTACGTTAGAATTAAGAACGATAGTGTTATCAGAGATATCAATTTCGGTCTTATTGATTGCAGTAAGTGTACCCTGAACATTAAGGTTTCCTGTAATTGCTACATTACCATTAAATGTTGAAGTTCCTGCTGTTACTTCAAGATCATTGTCAGAGTTAATATTGATATTGCCATTATTACCAGCAATTGTTAGGGAACCATTGTTTGAATCAATATCAATTGTTGCACCATTTGCTCCCCCGCCTGAACGGATTGCAATTGGACCATCTATAACTGGAGCAGCAAGAGTTTTATTGCTAAATGTTTCAGTTTCTCCAAGAGTTGCTACCTGATTTGGTGCACCCGCTGAGTTTTGACCACTGTAACCAATAAATACATTTCCTGATGTTCCAGAAGATGTTGCACCTGTGTAAAGGATGATATTTCCTTGACCACCATCGGCACCTGCACGAAGTGCAAGGTCTCCAACAGATTCAAGGTGAAGGGCTGGAACTTCTTGAGATCCACCTTCAGCATTTACATACAAGAAACCAGTTGCTGGATTATTTTCTGAACTTAACTTAATGAAACCATTAAGATCAATAACTTTAGTATGAGTATAGGTATTATCTCCCTGATAAGTTTCTGCTGATGCAAGACCGCTGTTGATTTTTACAACATCATTATTATCTGAATCTTGGAATCTAACAAATGCATTTCCATTACCACCAAATACGGTTGTTGATGCTTGAATATTTACTCTACCAGTATCTGGTGCAAGGGAAATATCGGTATTTTCAGAACCAATTGTTCCTTCTGAGTTAATATAAATGTCGTTGTTGAAATAAGTTGTTCCAGAAGCTGAGTTAATCTTGATGTCACCAGAGTTTGACTCAAGTTGCAAACCACCAGTTATACCTGTAAGTCTGAGAGAACCATCAGATTGAGCAGCAATAACACCTTGCTGAACTCCACTACGCCAAAATGATGTCTTTTGAAGCTGAGCTTCTCCAGCACCGCCATTGAATGTAGTAATTCCTGTAGTTGGATTAATTTCAACATTGCCATCATTTGTTTCGAGTTGCAATCCACCAGCACCGAGTCCAGTCAAACGAAGTGATCCGTCTGATTGAGCTGCAATTACGCCTTGCTGTGTTCCATCTCTCCAATATGAAGTCTTTTGAATTTGAATTTCACCATTGTCAATAACAACTAGTGAAGGCAAAGAAATTGTTGTTACATGGTTAATATCTTGAACTGTAATTTGATTTGCAGTTCCAGATACATTAAGAGTTGTTGCTAAAGTAATAATTCCTGTGACTGGATCAACACTGGCAGTTCCTGTTACATCTCCTGTGAGTGTTACAGTTGAAGCCGATGCTCCTCCTACAGAAAGGTCATACCATTTTGGACCTTGCAAAGTATCATTACGCCAAACACGAAGTGTTTTTCTTGTGCTGTCGTAGTAAATACGACCTTCCGTATTGCCACTGGATGGGGCAGAGGAAAGGTTTTGAATCACTGCATTTTGCAGTTCGTTTGTATTCAGGTCAATATTTGTTAGAAATAATCTAGACATTTATATTTTACCTACCCTTTCGTAATTTTGTATCAAGAAAGATATGCTTTTCCAGATACAGCCCCGATGAATTGTATTACTATTAGATTTTCATTGGGGTAGGATATATCTCCTTCAATAACAGTACCTGCAGTATCAATGCAAGTAGCGTTAGGATTATATCCAAGATCATGTTGTATTTCCCAGACAGATGCTGGAGATGGAATATCATATACTTGCCCTAAAAGAGACGTATCCATTCCAGTAAACAAAACTCCACTAGGCCATCCTGCCTCTGTTTTTGGTCCATAAATTTCTGATGTATTGGTGTTTAACCACATATCACCAACATTGCCTATAACGCTTGAAGGCAATCCTGGACCACTTAATATTTTTGTTCCCGCTGGACCCGCTGGACCTGCAGTGCCTGCAGATCTAATTGTAACTTTATTGGGAGATGAAACTGTAACTACTTTAGTTGTTTGATAATATGATTTAGACATTATATATTTGTAGCCTCCAATTCAACCCATCCATTTAGCAGAGTATCCGCTGTGTCAATAATTTTAATTTGATAATAAGATTTAGGAAGTACAAACTTTTCTGTCATGCTTCCTGGAAATGTAACTTTAACTGTTGCACCCGTTGTATCTGAAAAATCTGAAACTATATCTCCAGACTGTGTTGTTACTGTGCCACAGATAATTGATCCACCTGGCTTATCTCTTACTTCGGCGGTAATCTGATAATTTGAAATATCAATAGGTGTATCGTTTGCGTCTGTATATGTAATAGTAAGGGTCCAAGAATCCCCTTGAATAATGCTAAAATTTGTATATGCCATATTTCACCCCAACTATACAAATTATAACAGGTATGAGTTACAAATCATAGAAAGTGGTATAATTTATATTATGAAAAAAGTAACTTTAATTGGAGATTGCCAAACTGCAAGAATTTATGAGCATTGGAATCCAGCTGATTGCCCCGTAGAATTTCAAGCTTGGGGCAGGGGCGGTACTAATTCTTGGTCCGCAAATCCATCAGAAATGGCAAAAACAAATGAAATAAGCTCTGGTACAGAAAAAGGCAATAATTTCTATAAAGGTGGTAATGATCAAAATGATTTAAAAATTCATTTTAATAAAATCGTTGATCAAGATCTAATTTTAGTATGGCTTGGATACGTTGATGTCAGACAGCTTTTAGGCAAACATAAAGATGCAGACATTACCGTAAAACAAATGGTTGAAAGATTTACAAATTACTTTAAAGGATCGGAAATAAGGTTTATAGAGCCTTTGCCTCAATTTAAAGATATGCTTATGAAATTTGATGAACTGCATGATATGTTTACATATGAAGAAAGAATTGAGCAAAATAAAGAGTTTGTAAACGCTTTGAAAAAATATTCAGAAGAGTATGGATTAAAACAACCTATAACTCAAGAGCAAATATGTAATGCTGTTGGATTGACTCCTGATGAATTTACTTCTGATAAAACACCAATTTATGCACCACACCCACTAGATACTTTAGACACTCCTTACATGAAAAAAATATACGATCTATTTATCTTTGAAGCATCAAAGTAAAAACCCCTGCCACGTATTCGCCGTAGAAACAGGGGTTCTTAAACTCAATTATATCAGTTCTTGCCGATATCTACGATTTCACACTCACCAGAAACACATGCAAGGGCTTGTGTTCCCGTTGTTGTATCTTCAAGCTCATACAAAGACAATGCAGACCAGTTAATTGATTTAGGCATTTTTGCCAACATCTCTTCATATTGCTCTTTTGTAACTTCCTGATATGGAGCTTGAACATATGTATGCTCTGAGTAAGGCAAAAAGGAAATACCTGAAACCTCATCAAAATGCTTATAAACCCATGCTCCAACTTCCATCCACTCATCTTCTTTTACAGAGACAGTAATAGAAGGCTTATGCTCACACCAGTGTCTTTGGTATGTTAACCAAACTTCAAGTTGCTGAATAGCAGTAAGCTTATCTCTAGTAATAGCATGCTTTGGTGCTTTTACTGGAAATGAAAACACAGTTGTATTTTGTGGCTTCATTACATCATCTTCTGCAGGAATACCTGAATCCTTAAGGAACTGAGTTATAGGATCTTTCTTATCACCACGAACTGTACGAATATAGTAATCTGAATGCCATGCATGCATTCCTGAAGACACCCCGACCAATTGGGAAACTGTGCCCGAAGGCTTAACGCAAGTTACTGCTGCTGAGGCGGGAATCCCAATTTTCTCTGCCTCTACAATATTAACATCTACTGCCCATTGACGAAGTAATGCCAGAAGATCTCCGAGCTTATCTAGACCTTCTTGTCCAGAAAATAACTTATGACCAAATTGTCCAGTAAGTGAAACTCCAAGTAGACGCTCTTCTTCGGTATTATCTTTCCAAATCTTACGGATATACTTAAAGTCTGTAAGAGTTGATTGCCATGTTCCTAGAATGGATGCAAGACGGACTTTATTTGTAACATCTTCCACTGTATCCTTTTCCCGAAGTACGACTTCTGAAAGGTTACAAAACTGATAAGGACGTAGGATAATTTCTGAACAAGGGTTAGTTCCGTAGTGAATATCGGCACTACGTCTTCCAAACTTTGCTGCTTGGGCTTGGGCTGCTGCCACATTGTAGATACCTCTTTCGCCCGATTTCGAATCATATAGAGACTTCCATTCTGCAATAAATTGTGCCATGTCTGGCTTACGTGAATATGCAACAGAGTTATTTGCTAGTGCACGTTGAGAATTAGATTCCCACCAATTACCAGCCTTAGCCTGTGCCATTTCAATATCATTAATATTTGAAAGTGAAATCATCGCTGAACGACGAACACCTCCAACAACTACAACCTCACCAATCTTACACATAATGTCATGACATTCAATTGGTTTTAGTTGACGACCAAGTGCTCCCTTGAATACTTGAATTGTAAAATCAAAAAGATTAATCAATGGTTGAGGTCCTGATGATCTTCCGCCCATTGTCTTAAGACGAGCACCAGAAGGACGAACATTACTTACATCAATCTGTGGAATCTGTCCAGCCCACAATAACCCTAGAAGCTCACGATATGCTTTTGCCCAACCTTCCTTAGAGTCACCAACAATAACTACTGTAGAAGACTTCTCAAGGGTTTCTGGAAGGGCGGGGAGTTTGTTGATGTACTTATACTCAACAGAGAATCCAACACCTGTGCCACACATCAAGATATACATTGCTTCGTCAAATGAACGAGCATTATCAACTGGAAGAAATGCACAGTTATAGCCAGAAACATTTTCACGACCAAGTGCTGGTCCTGCAGTCATTACAGAACGCATTGATGGCATTACATTGCGATTAAAAACTGCATCACGCAATTCTTCAACAAGCTTTGGATCTGGCTTATAGTTATGCTTTGTTTCAAGTTGATTAACCATAAAGCTAAAGTAACGGTCTACAGTCTCACCCCATGTTTCACGACGATTTTCATCTTCAAGCCATCTCGCATAACGAGACAATGCAATAAAGTTTTCATATGGGTTTTCGATTGAATTAGACATTGTTTCTCCTAGTTTTTTGATTGAGTTTTAAGTGTACCATACTGGCACTTTGAAAATCAAGATTTAAAGTTTTTTATATATATTTCTTAATCTTTGAACAATTGGTTCTGTAACCTTAACCCAATCGTATTCTTGATGAATTTCAAAAGATTTTTTAAATGTATCTTGTGCAACATTTTCGTAGCTATTAACACAATTAACCATTTGTTCTTTTAAGCTATCCTTGTTTGGTTTATACATAAATCCTGGATGAATATCTTGCCAAGGATTTGTTGACAACTCTGTTTCTATTACAAATGGAATATACTTTTTGTAATCCGCCCAATCTGCTGTGCTGATAACTGGCATTCCAGTTGCTAGTGCTTCTAGCGGTTGAAAACCAAAGCCTTCTCCCCAAGAAGGGTAAACAAATACGTCGGATATTTTATAAAGATCAAGCATTTGATCATTTGTAAAAAAAGTATCAATACATATAACATTATCATAAAGTGCTGACGGGGAAGACCAGTAGCCCCATTTATCTTTTATCTTAACAGTATTCATTCTTGCTGCTTTCATTATAAGCCTGTAATTTGGATCATCCCCAAATAGCTCTATAAAAGCCTCTGTAAGCATTTGAGCGTCTTTTCTAGCAAAAGGTTCACCTATATGCAAAAATGTAAATGGTTCATGAGTTGAAGTTCTTTTTTTTGGAACAAATCTTTCATCAATTCCATGTTTGTAGTAAAATACTGGTTTATCTGGAAAATAATGTTTAAAAACATTTGCCACCCAAGGAGATGTTCCCCAGATTTCATCTGCTTGTTCAAAATTTTTAATTTGATCTTCTGTTAATCCAGTAGACTCCCAAGCAGAATAAGCAATTTTATAAGCATTTTTATTTTTAAATTTATGATTCCAAGGATCAGACCAAGAAATCTCAATATCTGGATTATCAATCTCAAATCCACAGTTAACACCAAGTTTAGTAAATGATCTATAAATCATTTCTGCTGCTTGACCATAACCTGCATTTTTAGACATGTAACGCATTGCGTCACCAGTAAAAGAAACTTTCATTATACCTTATTATACTATATATTATATATTTAATTTATTTTTCATGAATATCTCCAGCAATTAAAGATTTTAGGCAAAGCCCCCCTACCCCCCATAAAAAAATTAATTTTTACAGGTTGTAAGGGAAGCTTTGGACTATAATTGCAAGAGAAATATCTCCGTTATTATGAGTTCCAGTGAAAAGCCCCCACAAACCTTTCTGATTGTATCACAAGTAATAATTCATGTAAAGTGAACGCAAGGTAAACGGGTGGTTTGACATGGTTTTTGATCTATGTTACTATTAAGTTCTACTCTTTACCCCAGGAGGTACATATGAATAATATGAACAAAGCAAGGATAAGGACAGTATGGGCGTTAGTATGCACAAGTATTCTAACATTGATG